CAGGATCTGGCGGCAGCCAATGCGGATGATCGCTGAATTTTCTGTCTTCGCGTCTGTCGTGGTTGCAAGCGACTTGATCAGCATGTTCTGATAGATGCGCTTCCCGGTGTAGATCGTGAACAGCGCGCGGTTAGCCTGCATCGACAAGAGTTGCTGATATGCGGCCTGCGACGGCGATCCTGAGCCGTTGGTGGCAAACATATCGACGATGCCGCCGATCGCCCGTGCCGTACCGATAATTGCCTGAAGTGCAGAACTGGCGTTCGCCGCAGCGCCAACTATCTGATTTCCCAGTCCCGAATTGTTTGGGCTATCTGACCACCCTGCGGTGATCAACAATTCCGATGGGCGCTTGAACGCATGATCGGAGATCGTTGTTCCCTGCTCGACAGGGTGGTCGGTGACCTCCATGTCGTCGTTGTGCACTTCCTCGATCGTCGCGTCGGCAATGAAGAGCGATCCGGGTGACGCCTGATCCTCGAAGCCCCGCTTGGGCTTATGGGTGAGCAGCTGGATCAGAATCTGCCCAGCCGCTGCCACATTCCCCAAAACGCTCATCTGAATGCTCCAGCAAAGTTTCTAACCATGTCGCCGTTGACGCGGCCTTGTTCCGCACCGATAGCGCGGGCCGTGCCTTGCGGATCCGGCGAGCCAACGATATGGAACTCGTTGTGTTGCTGCATGCTGACGTTCGGGGCCGCTGACGATGAGCCGCCGAGGCGCGCTTTCTGTGCTTGATCAACTAGCGAACGGACATTGCCGTAGGCCCGTCCGTTCTCATGCTGGAAGATCGCTTGCGCGACGCCGCCCAACTGATCGCCGCTCAGATGAGCGTCTGCCGAGACGCCGAGTTTCTTTGCAACCGCGTCAATGTAGGCGGACGTGTTGTTCTCGTTGGCCGGCGCCCAGCGAGAGATGATCTTGCGTACGGAGTCATAGCCCTTGGAGACGTAGCCCTCAAGCAACTTGATAGCCGCCTTGATTCCATCCTCCATTGACGCGAATACAGCAAAGCGGCCATCCGAGCCCGTCGCTCCCATCGACTTGGCGAAGTTTCCGTAAACGATGTTTCCAGGGTTGTTGTTTCTGATGCCGCGAGGTGCATTCGATGCCTTACTTCCAGGCAATTCGATGATTGTGCCGAATGGCTGTTGACCATCGTCGGCAGGGCCGGCAGAGCTTGACGGCGCCTTACCGCCGCGATTCGCAGCACCGTTGAAATCGAAAGTCGTCGGATCGATCTCCCCGGCGGCCGCCTGATGCTGTTTCAGATAGTCTGCTTCGCCGGTGTTCAAATCCTCGCTGTGGAACATCAGCGCGATAGGGCCCAGCACCTTCAGCAAACCGCCAATGGCGCCGCCAGCCGCAACCGCACCTAGTTTTCCAACGGCAGATACGAGGTTCAGTATGGCCGTCACGAGCGGCATCAACTGGATTGCAGCCAATCCGATCAGAATGCCTTTCAGGCCGCCGAGCGCGTGATAGACAGAGGCGAAGTCGTCTCCGACCTTCTTCCAGTCGACGCTCTTAATCCAGTCGGCCAGGCTCTGGACTGCATCAGCGATGTTCTGCGCGACTTCGCCGGCATGGTTTTCAGCGAAGCGTTCGAACTCATTGACTAGCGGCGTGAGCACCGGCGCCAGTTTCGACTCAATGACGATCCACACGTCGTTGAACGTGTCCTTGACCGCGCGGATCGAATTATTGAAGTCCTTTCCAGCTTCGGCTGCCTGATCCGGATCAATACCGAACGCGGCGAGCTTGCTGGCGTATTTCTTTTTCTCGTCTTCCAACTTCGGAAGACCATTTTCGAGCATCAGCAGCGTGTCGGGATCAATTCCGAACAACTGGGCGTAGGCGGCAGCGACATACGGCTGCATGCCCTTCATCTTCTCGATGAAGCCGGTGAATCGTTCCGCCGGGTCGCCACCCTTGACGCCAAGCGAGTCGAGCAGCCCGCCCGAGCCGGGGTTGAGGCGAAGCGTGCGGGCGAAGCCTTCCAGAGCACCTTGCGCCTGGTCTGCAGTCAGGCCAATCTGGCCGGCCGCATACCGCAGCGCCATGATGTTCCCAACGGTCGCTCCGGTGCGCTGTGACGCATAGTAAAGATTCTCCATCTGACTGGAGATGATCTTTACGCCGGCGACTACACCGGCCGCGGCCGCCGCGACTTCTACGCCGACTTTCATGACCGACTTGGTGACGCCCTCGACCGACGTCGTGAACTTCTTCATCGCGGTCTCGTCCACCTGGAATCCAAGTGAGACGAGGAACTCGCGCAACACGTTATCGCTCATCGATTGCTCTCCGCGTGCCGTCTGAGTATTTCTTCGTTAGCGGCTCGCACATCGAGCGCGTCATTGAGGAGGGCGACATCTTCAAGGCCCAACGTCCCATCAATCAGGGACTCATATTTGCAAAGCCCGTCCATGACGGGTCTAAGGAGCCAGTCCTCCCCGTCGGGCAGCGACAGCAGCGTGACGTTCGCCGTTTGACTGCCGGTTATGCCGCTGCCGCGCCGGGAAAAAAACCCGACAGATTCTGCTGGATCACCTTTACAGCAAGCTGGATCATCTGGCCCATGTCGATGTCCTCGAACATCAGGCCGCCACCGCGGGCAATGACCGGCGCACCTTGGCCATTCGGTTGCAGACGCTGGCAGACGCCGAGGCACACGTCTAGCACGTAGTCGACATCCTCATCCGACATGCCGGACAGCGCATCGGTGAGCGGGCCGATGAATGCCGCAAAGCCCGCAGCCTTGTCCGGAATGCCACTCATGCCCGCAAGCAGCGGAGCGAGGCGCCGTGCCACGTGGAACTGCTTGCGTGCGTCGATGCGGCCAATCCGATACTTCTGGCCGCCGACTTCTACGATGTCAGTCATTCATTACACCCCGATTGACAGCGCCGGATCCATCACGCCGATGTCGAAAACCCATTCGATCGTGCCTGCTTCCATCGCAAAGGTGTTGTTGGGGAACTTGCTGAACGCGACCTGCTGACAGGAATACTGCTCACCGCGCACGATGTCTGAGCCAGCCAGGACGTTTTGCGCCCAGTTGGCCGACGACGTGCGCTGGAAGTTGTACATCGCCGAAAGTTTGCCATTCGTAGGCGATGTCTTCAGAAGTCTCACGGTCGCCTTGCCGCCCTTGCCGGGGTTCAGGCTATGCATCACCGTCCCGTCCGCGCCAATGACCATCGTGTTGGCGTTCTCGACGAATTCGAAGGTCACGCCTTCTTTCGCATCGCCAGCGCCATCTCCCAAGGTGATCGAGCCGCCCGGGCCCGTGAGAGTCAGGGCAAAGTCCTGAAACGAATAAGTGCTCATGTGTTTTCTCGCTTATTGGTTGACGGTCACAGCGAAATCGATCGTGTGCACGGCGCCTGCGAGCTTCACAGCGATCTGGAACGGAACGGACTTTCGCGCTGCTCGATCGGCCTGGCTTTGCGATGCCACGCTCGGCTGATACACGTAGTAGCCTTTCGCGAGGTAATCGCCCTGATTCAGGGTTCCGAATCCACCGCTATTCCAAGTACCCGGCGCAAACAGTCCATTGCTGACGTACTGCTGGCACACGCCCTCAATGACGGTCGCGAGGATGTGCATACCAGCGTCGGTCTGCGGGATCTTGGTCGTGCTGGTGTAGAGCGCGTTGAACAGGGCCGTCTGCACGTCGATGCAGAAGGCGTCCATGCCAATGATCGTGTCGATGTACTCGCCGGACGCAACCTTGGCAGGCTCGATGATCGTCGTACCGTTGTTGTAGGCGACGAAAACGTTGCAGTTCTTGCCTTCCAGTGCCGCAATCTGCGTGGCGTTGAGCGTTTCCGCTGCGACGCCAGGCTCCTGCTTGTACATCAGCGTGATCACCGTGTTGTTGCCGGTGTAATCTACGGTCAACTGGCGACCGAGCAGCGAACTCACTGCGTAGGCGCTGTTGCTCGAGTACTGCGTGGCGGTCTTGTTGTAGCCGAGCGCTTGAAGTTGTGCGGCGATGTCGGTCGTCGTGACCGAATTCAGCACGCCGGCTTCCTGTGTCGTGACACCGTAGAAGTGCTTGTTGGTGGTCGACTCGATGAACGCAGCGAGCGCGATGTGATCTGCGTCCGTGGCCTGTGGCACCGTCAGGCCATACCACTGTTGGCCGAACTGGTTGTCAAAGAGTGCTGCAGCTGCGACTGCCGATTCCGCAGCGGCGCCCTGAGCGACATAAGCGCCCGACGATGCAGCCGTCATGCCGAGCATGGACGAGATGTCCGTACCGGCGCCACCCGAGAGCGTAGCTCCAGAGACGGTGCCAACCGAGCCGGCGAGCGTGAACGCGTTGCCTGCAGTCCCTGCCGTCTTGTAGACAACCTGAAGGGCAGTGCCCGCCTGGTTGACTGAGTAGACGGCCTTCGACAGATTGACGTCGGTCGACTGATTCAGGAACGTGACGGCATTGGCTAGCGTCGCGCCAAGGTTTGCGCCGATCAGAATCTGGTTTCCGGTCGTCAGTGACGAGACGAACGTGACAGCGGTACCGCCGATCGTGACAGTGGCCGCTGCGCTCGGGTTGACCGAATAGGTGACCGAACCGAACGCCGTTGGCGCCGATGCAAAGCTCAGCGTGGACGTTGCGCCGGTCGTGCCGTCCGTGATCTGGAATTGGGCGAAGCTCGAATTCCACACGCACGTTGACCCGGGCACCGCGGCAGCGAGTGCGGTCTGGATAAGCGCGGCAATACCGTTCAGGTTAGTCGACGAGCCAAAGCTTGCCGGCGAGATTGTGTACGGCGAGCCGTTGATCGTGATCGAGAATGCTGGGGCGGTGATTGCAGTCCATGCGGAAATAGCTTGGGCTGCAGTCGAAAGCGTGGCGCCAAACAGTTGGGCGCCGGTGGCGGTCTGCGCCCAGCGGCCGATCAGCACATTGGCCGGCTGCGGCGACTGGCCGAACCACGCCACGGCAGCGAGGTATTCTGGCGCGGTCGTGCCAAAGTCCGCGGCAACAGCCGACGTGCTCAGGTATTCGCGCATGCGTGACGCTGTGTCGATCACGGGCGACGAGCCAAGAATCAACTCGGTGTTCAGGTTCTGCGCCTGCGCTGCGTTCGGAGACAGGTTCACAGTCCCCTGAATCAGCCGGGAGATAGGCAATTGACTCGTCGTCATTGTCGGTTCCTAGAAATAGAAAAGCCCGCAGTTAGGCGGGCTCGGAAAGCGTTGCTTGGGGTTTGTTACTGGTCGACGATGACCGACTCGGTGCGAGGATCGGAATCAACCGACGCCTGCGCGGAGAGGACGTTGAGGACTTGGTACGTGCGGACGACGCGTCGCCGGATTCGCATGCTCAGATCGAAGCGGCGAATCCATTGCTGGTTGACCAGCTCAGGCGCCGTCACCGTCGATCCGACTTCGACGAGGCCCATTTCGTACTGGTCGAGCGTCGAATTGTTTTGTGAGACGTACATCCCGTCGCGGGCCTGCGCTGCGTTGCTCAGCGCGTTCAGACCGTAGAAGCTGCACAGGACAGTGATGATCTCGTGGCGAATGAACGTTTCAGACAGGCCGTCCGTGTGCATCTGCTCATAGGAGTTGGCGTCATGCTCGATGCCAGTGACGCCGACGGCGCACCAGTTGGTCGCGGGGTCCGGTTGCTTCGGTACGGTCGGCTGCCAGCGAGGGCGAACCATGTTTCCGGGAAGACCGGTAATACCGACGATCAGTTGCTGAAAGATTGAATCGAGGTCGGCGTCTTCGGTCGGAGGCGTTCCGGTAGGCTGCAGATATCCTGCGACAGTTGAATCGTTAGCCACTTGACCCTCCATATAAGGGGATCAGTTCGCAGTTCGCTGCAGTAAAGCCGATGCCGAAGCGGGACCAGTCGCCCACGTTAGTCACGGTGTATCGGCGACCATTCCACGTCACGATGTCGGCATCGAGCCCATCGCTGCCAGCCTGCAACAGGAACTGGCTGTGTACGGTAATGGAACCATTGATACGCGATCCTTCCGCGAGACGCATCAGCAGGTCACCGGTATTGTTCGTGACCACGCCATAGAAGGGAGTCGAGTTCTGCGCGTCGACCGCTATGCCGTCATTGCCTACCGTCTGCGTGTTACGCGTGCAGACGAGCGAATCCACGAAATCCGGATCCAGCAGGATTTCGGCGACGTCTAACAGGGGCATTATTTTTTCTCGCGGACGACGTAGGTTATGGCGTTTCTAAGCGACCCTGTGTTGACCAGTGCAACGATGCCGGCGGAGTTCTGCGCCTGCGCCGGATCGGTGCCACTCGCAACATCTTCCAGATACGCCTTCTCATCTGGCCGCATGCTCTTCGTCTGCCTGCTGCGGTTCCGGTTGCGGATAGTTTCCGGCGAGAGCGCTGGTGGGATGTTAGAGCCGATCTTTCTCTTCGCTGATTGGGAGGCGACCATGCCTGCGCTGCTCATCTGCCGCTCAGCGACTGACAGATTGCCGCTTAGCGCGGCGTCTGCAGCTTTGCCAAGGCGATCGGCACATTCTGACTGTACATCCTGAACGCCTGGAACAAGGAACGGGCGGGCGGGCACGTTGTGCGCCGGAGACCCGGTCTCCATAACGTACCCGATCTGTGCATTGGTGATAGGCGTATCGGTGCGCTCGGGCGCGCTATCGGGGATACCAACCAGCACATCCTTACCCTTCAACTTGTTGATGGCGTCGATGATTGCCTTCATGTTGTCGGCCGTCATCGTTGCGCCAGATTTCATGTTGCCTCAACAGTTGATTTGCAGCCCACCGGCGCCCATCATGCGGGCCAGCGTCAGGTACCGCACGCCATAGGACGTAAGGTTCCAGAATCCGCCGCCGTCGATGGTTGCGGCGGACGTGTCGTAACTGACACTGACTTTGTCGACTGACTTCGACGCGGTTGGCCCTGTCATTACGCCCGGAGCGCCGCCAGCCGCTGCTGCGGTCTCGTCTCGCACCGACAGCACAAGGTGATGGGCTGTGACGAGCTCAATTCCGATGTTGGTCAACTCTACCCATCGATCAGCGTTGACCAGCGATGCCGCCACCGTCAGCCACGTTTGAATCAACGAGTCCGGATAACGAGTCGGGTCGTTGAATTCGGGGAAGTCCGATCGTAGCTGAGCAGGTGTGACGGTCATGGTTTCGCAGTACGTCCGGGTTTGCGTTTTTCTTCTGCCGCGACTTCAGATGCGGCTTCGTCGCTATGCAGCACTACCCACCAGTGGTTCTCATACTCGGCGGGGATGTCCTGCCCGGCCACAAATGACAGCGGCCGGCAGTCGTCGCGGGTCAGGGTGAAATCCTGATTGGCGATGCGGGTCATATTATGCTCCGGTAATCAGCCGGGAGAAGTCAACTGGTAACAACTCCCGGCGTCCGCTTAGATGCCGTCGCGGTAGCTGACCGTAGTCGAATAACGAAACTCGACCTGACCGAAACGCGCCCAGTACGTCGTGATCTGGTAGAGCGAGCGGTATTCCAACGGCGTGCGTTGCAATTCGGTCATCGGGTACTGGACATACTTCTTGTCCTTGTTATACGCGACCATGCGGTCAACCGTGCCCAACGTGCCCGGCGTGCCGCCCACGCCTGCACCGATCAGCCACTTGAGCGGGAGGATTTCCAGCTTCGTGCCCGACTTCGTGCAGATGTTGTTCTCGAGCAGGTAGGTCAGGATCGAGTAGTTCGCCGCGGTGTTGACCATCGTCGACGCAAGGTAGCCATACTGCGCCGGCGGAATCATCAGGCGGTTCGGCATCACCTTCCAGCCGGCATTCGCCCAGGTCGTCGTCAGGATCTCGTTGACGTCCGCGAGAATCTGCGCAGGCGTCTTCGTGGTCCATGCCGTGCCAGAGCCAGTGCCGACAGCGGGAACGTTCGACGGCGTAATTACGCTCGTCGCATTCACCAGGCCGGCAGTGCCGATAGTGGGATCGCCAAAATAGACCAGATTGTCCAAGTCCATGTTGCGCTTCAGGTTCATTGCTTCAACCTTCTGCGCGTCGACCGGCTGACCTAGCGCCTGCGCCTTCACCAGTTCGGGAACTGTATATTTGACTTCGGCACCCCACAGACGAACCTGTTGAGCGGTCTTGCCGATGTCGAGCGACGGGCCAGCGATTGCGTTGCCCTCGTTTGAAATCCAGTTGATGCCGCCCGGCGTCATGCCGCCAGCCATCGCGAACGCCGAGTTCGTGAACGACGCGATTTCATCAGCCGGGGAGACGTCGGTGCGAATGTCGATGTCGCGCGACCAGGTGAATTCGACCAGCGGCTCGTTGAGCGTTTGATCCAGACGTTCGAGCTGGCCGACGAGGAATGCGCCGGTCGAGTCGATCGTCATCTGATCGTAGGTCATCATGCCATCGGTCGTGAAGTGGCGAGCGAACTTGCGCGACGCTTCAGCGATTTCCCGGCGCTTGAGGAATTTTTGAACAGACATGTCCATTGTTTTGTTGCTCCAGAAACGAAAAAACCCGCCGGAGCGGGTCTGTAAGCGGATGCGCGGTTAAGCGCCGGGGATTCAGATGTTGAACGCGATTTCCGTAATCCCGTATGCATCGGCGGGACCGGTGAAGTAGGTGTTGCTCGGCAGCGCGACAGTGTTCGTGCTGTCGGCGGCAGCCTCGAAGCCACCGAGCGGCTTGCCCGCCGCAGCGCCAGCAACGCGCACGTAGACGGTGCCGCCCTTGGCCGCGGCAGCGACACCGCCCAGCGAGACCATCACGTAGCCGCGCTTGAGGATGTCCGTCACGCCAGACGTCGGCGGCGTCGACGTGCCGAGCGGGTCAGTGCCGTTGCCTTGAATCGGGTAGGGGCGCAGATTGATGCCGTACACCAGGGCAGCGGTATCGGCCGAGTTGTTGATCGGCTGCACCTTGCCCGACACCAGTTTGACCGGCACACCGAACAAAGCAGGCGGCGTTGCCGAGTCGATCAGTTGCGTTTCGATCGTGGCGACTTCAGCGCGTTGGAGGTCACCGGCGAAACCAGCCGGCATGCGGAATTGATAAGCTTGCAACGAGGGCATGTCGGCTCCTTACTTACGTTTCGACCAAAATTCGTCGTGGATCTGATTGATGTCTTTTGCTTCTGCCGCTGCGTCGGTGGTCTTACGCGCGACGGTCATGTTCTTGCGCTTGACGAGTTCCGATGCTGCGTGGAATGCCATCTTGGCTGCGGCGCAATCCATCTTGGACACGTCGGCGTCACCGGTGATGGCTCGCACGAGATCGGCGTTATCGTTTGTCAGCGCTGCACGCAGGGCGCGGCGACGCAGAACGCAAATCGAGTCCGCGGTCTTCTTGCCGTCCGCCTTGGCGTCGAACGTTGGCAACTTCACGCCCGGGGCGAGGATTTCGGCGCGGGCCTTGGCGTCCTGGAACTCGTCGCGGAACGAAGCTGAATCGTTGGTCGACTTCTTCTCGTCGTCCTTCTTTTCCTCTTCTTCGTCCGAATCGTTTGTTTCCTCGGACTCTTCCATTTCTTCGGCTTCGTCTTTGGTTTCCTCGTCCTTCTTCTCTTCTTCAGAGTCGTTGGTCGGGCCAGCTTCGAGCTTCGAAACCCGCTCGCCGATTGCTGCAACGGACTCGGCGACAGCCTTGATCGCGTCCATGACCTGAGCCATCGGATCAGCTTCGGACTCGTCGTCCTTCGTTTCTTCCGCTGCGTCGGCCTTTTCGGCGCCGGGCATGTGAATGTGGATGGCGGGGACGTTGCCAGCCGCGCCGTCTTCGTCTTTGACTTCCTCAGACAACGCTTTTTCGAAGGCTTCCGAATCGCGCGTCATGAAGAGCTTGCGCAGCTTGTCCTTGAGGGATTCAGCGCCTTTCTTCGTTGCCATTAATGGATCTCCAATGGAGGTTGGTAGTGAGTCCTGCACGGAGCAGGCTTCGCCGCAGCGGGCCGAGCCCGCCAGCAGCGCAACGTGGTTGCCCACGATGTCCGTTTGCCGAGCACGTCCCGGCGCGATCTGCAGATATCCCGCGTCGTACCCGCAGGAGATTTCTTTGAGCCGCTTGGTCTGCACGTCATGAATGGCGCCCTTGTCTTGAATCAGGAGGTCAGCCATCAAGAAGTCACTCATTTCGCCGTCGCCGCGGCGCACGTTGTGGACGGACCCTTTGGCGTAGACGATCCAGTTATCTGGCGTGACTGGCTCGCGCGGGTGCTCGATCGTTACCGGTGCGCCTTCGAACGATGCGATGGCCTCTGGATTGAACACCTCATCCTCGGTTCGCTCGACTTCAATCACGCCGTCCTTATCTTCGATATCCGGAAGTTCGGTCGCGGCGTAGTCTTGGACGCCGATGCGAGCGATCGGCACGTCCTGACAGAGAAGGGCGCCACTGGCCAGCAGCGACTGCTTCGGGCCGATCTGCTCAGTAGCGAGCATGCCGCTGGCCGTGATTGCATCTTTCGTCGGCGCGCGCTTGCTCACGCACGCTTTGCATTCGCAGGCATTGGACATATAAGGAACGTAGGGAGACCCGCGCGGAGCGGGCTAAGTGATTGTTCAGACGCGGAATTTTGCGTTTATGGCAACTGGGTCTATAATTGATTTTGAGACCCCGGACGTTCAAACCATCCCGCCCTGGCAGCGTGTGAGGTACGTTACTTAAACGGCGGTCTCTTTTTATTTCACGATGCCGTGGTCGTAATAGCGGCGCCCGTCTGAATACCGCTTCACAGTCAGGATTGCGTTGTGATGCTGTCCGTCAATCTCGATCGGAGCGTGATACGTCTCCACAGACAGAACGTTGACATCGCCACGCTTGTCTGATGCCGTTGCAATCAACTTCGCGTTCTCAAGCAGGGAAGGTATGGCCGGGACCGTCCTGACTAAGGTGTCGGATGCTCCAGACAGCGTGTGCTTGACGCCCTTCCTGGTCACCTCAATTTCATTGCCAGTAGCTCGGTTGCTGAACGACTTTCCGATAAAGCGATCGGCATGTTCCAAGGCTTTCTGCCGAAGTTCCTTCATGCTCGTGTAGTCACCGAGCTCGTCGCCTTTCAGTGCTACAGCGCCACCACCACCCGCTCCGAATTGCCCATTCTCCTTACGCGGATGGTTTTGTTCCTCCCACTTCGCGTCGTGAACGTGGAGGTAAATATGAAGCGCTTGGGGCATCTAGTCAGGGATGATGGGTTCGGCATAGCATCGGCAATTCCAGATACATCCAGGGTGCGCACGCTCGCCAGATCGCTCATCGGCGACGGGCGGGTTGTTCCACTGGAAAATCTTGCCGTTGAGCGCACGGTGATCGCTGCGTACGGTCGAATCGCCGCTGGTGCGCCAGATGTACGAATCGGCGCCTATGTGTTCGGCGCGAGCCTGGGTCAGAGTGGCCGCGGTCCTCGCGGTCTCTGTGCGTGCAATCAATACAGCGCGAGAGGTGGTGACTTCCTCAGTGCGCAGAATCTCTTTCGCGATCTCGCTGGCCCGTGTGCTGTTCTCGACACCCTCAAGAGTGAGCCGATGCACCCGCTGCGCCGCCTCAAGCGGAATGCTCTGGATGAGCGTTACCTGCTCGGCCAGCAGCTGCTGCATCACGCGGCCGGTCGGCGCATTGCGGATTTCTTCGCGAAGGCCGCGGGACAGATCCTTGGCCATCGTCGCCCACGCCTGTTCGTCACGTAGCGCGACGTCCATCAGCATGTCGCTTGCGGTTTGCGTCGCCCAGCCTCTGAGCATGTCCGAGTAGGCTTTGAGCAACTGCTCGATGGTCGGGACCGCACTCATGTCGCCGGGAGTGAACGGCGACACAATGGAACCGACCTGCTGCGCGACCTTGCGAAGTTGCAGGGCATAGCGTTGCTCGGCGCGGCCCGTCTTGACCGGGTTGCGGCTGCGCTTGCGGTCAAGGGTGAGGGTCATTTCTTTTTACGCAGGCGTTTGAGCCACGATACAGCGCTGCCCGAATCGCCAGTCAGATTCGACACGTCAGGTAAGTCCATCTCACCAGGTGGCGGGGCGTTCTTTTCCTGTTCTTCGGCTTCGTTGATCGCGTCGTCAGAAATTGAGCCAAACATGCCAGTGTTCGGAGCAGATGCTTTCAGCTCCTTCATACCGCCACTGACGGTCAAAAGATTCGCATCGACGGCAGCCGTAACAGCATCCACGGTCGACTTGGCGATCTCTGACTTTTCCTTCTCCGACATTTCCTGAAGGTTGCGGAACTCAAACGCGAAGTCGTCGGGCAATGGCTTGCCGAGCGTCGACATTGACATGACCGACAGCAGGCGATGCAGCGGATTACGAAGGCGCCGCTCCTGGTTCTGCTTGACCTTCTCATGCCACTGCTTCATCTCGCCTTCGCCGGTTGCGTTCAGACCAGTAGGCGACTGTCCGAACAGGCGAGTGAAGGGCATCCCGAGCGCACCGCACAACTGCTGCGCGAACTGGGTGAGCATGTCGGAGAGGCCAGAGAACGCGTAGGTATGCGCTTCGAACTTGTCTTTGGCATCAACCAGCGTCATACCTTCGTTGGTCTGTGCCTCGCGTGTGTATTTGATCTGCGCATTGAGACCAGCAAGTGCGGGGCCGCCGGCCGCGATGATGTCGCGAAGCCCGTCGATTGTCATCGTGCGCAGATGCGCCTTGTATATCAATTGGCCGGCTCCGACCGATGCGCTATCGAACGCGATCAGTCGATCCCACATCGGTTCAAGGACCGAGAGGCCCCAGCCATTCTCTGCGACGCGCTGATAGAACGGCAGATCCATGCCGTCGAGCCGAATCACGCGCGAGTAGTGGATCTTGGCCTTGGGAATGGCCGCGTAGTCGGCGATGACGTTGTAGAAGACCGGCTTGCCCATGTCGGGGCCGAACTCTGTCACCACATCGCCAACGGGCGGCGACACCATCCAGCGGTCAAGGATAAGCAGCCCCTTGAACTGATCTTTGGCTATCGTCTCCACACGCAGCGGAGTGGCGAAGTCCTGCCCGTCGATCAGCATCACAGCGAGGCAGCCGCCGTACAGATTCGCCCACTTGCCGTCGTCACACAGCGCATCCCAGATCGCCAGGCGCATCATGTCGCGCTCGATCATCGAAATGTCTTCCGGCTCAAGACCAGACATTTCGATGCCGCACCGGGTCATGTCTTCCGGCATCGCATCGACGGCCGCGCGGACTACCCAAGAGCCGCGATACGCAGCCTCGAGGTTTATGCGGTTGCGGCTTTGATACGACAGCGCGTACTGCGAAGCGCTCGACTGGTTATTGGTGCCCCAGCCGAGGCTCGCCGAAGCGTTCTGGAAACTGTCCGATGTACGGACTGCCTGCACCACGCCGGCCTTCTGGTTTCGACGTGACTTGGACATGCGCGAGTGAATCCTTGCTTATGGAGGCGCGGGCGCCGGGTAGATTTATCCTGCGAGCGCGGCCCACTGAGCGAGGCCGCCACCAATCAAATGCGAGAACGCGCGAGAGAGCGAGTCGATCTGATCATCAAAACTGCCGTTCGGGAACATGCGCATTTCGTCGATCAATGCAGCGTTCCAACTGCCGCGCAGCATGACGACGTTGCCAACGTTGACCTGTGCTGCGAATGGCTCGGCTCGCGTGACCTTGTCGCCCGATTCAGGGGACGTCGTCACCGGATAGCCGACGAGCTCGCGCGTCAGGTAAAGAACCTGCGTTTTGCCTGCTTGTCCCGGGTCTTGCGGGATGCTGATCTTCGTCGACACGCCATCTAGCGAGGCGGTGTTGACCATCGCCGCGTCCCGCTCATCGGGGCCGACGCGCAGCCTGACCATGTCGCCGATGATGAAGCGTCCATCCGGCAGGCGGCCAATCTTGCCGCCGGCAGTAAAGTCGCCATCCGTCGTGCTCGCCAAGTCCCAGCCGCGCACCCATTGGATATGTCCATAGGGCAGTGCGTCGATGGTCTGGATTTGGTCGGGCTTGAAGATGCCGCCTTCAGCCGGCGCCGGTCGTTGCTGATACTGCCCAGCAAACGTATAGGGCGATGCCGCTTCCATGCGGCGCAATTCTTCGACTGAATGCTTCTCAGGCCAGAGCGCTGTGCCGTCATCCTGCAGGGCAGGCAGACAGACGCGTTCCCACTTCTCGCCGTTGCCGCCGTTCAGCAGCCACCCGGCAAGGTCGCTCTCATGCAACCTCTGCATGATGAGGATGATCGGCGTGTCGGGGCTGTTCTTCCGTGATTCAAACGTGTTCTGAAACCAGTCGATCACGTTCTGACGCATTACGTCCGACCGGGCTTCATCTGCCTTGTGCGGATCGTCGATCAGAAGGGCGCCGCCGAAACCGGGGCGATGCTTGCCAGCGCCGTAACCGGTGATCGTGCCTCCAGCGCCCACGGCGTACATGATGCCGCCAGCCGTCGTGCGCCATTCGTCCTTGGCCTGGCTGTCTTCGCGCAGGCCAACAGACGGAAAGATTGCCTTGTACTCGGCTTCCTGCACCAGCCCGCGGACGTCCCATGAGGACGCTGCAGCGAGGCGCGATGAATACGACGTGTAAATGAATTCGCTGTCAGGCGCGTGGCCAAGCGACCAGCCGACGAAATTCTTGACGATCTCCGTCTTGGAGTAGCGCGGCGGGATGTTGATGATGAGGCGCTTGCACTCACCACGAAACACCCGCATTAGCGCTTCGCAGACCGTCGCATGGTGCTGTGCCTGCTGCCACGTGTATCCGCGGCGGTTGACGAACATCCAGCGCGTGAACCAGAAGAGGTCGGCCATCGACAGCGAACGGTAAGAGCGCCGTTCCGTATCGCTGAATTCCATAGCCTCATACCTTCGGGTTCGCGGCGTTCTCCGTCAAAACCTGCTTGATCTCTGCCAGTGTGGCCGGCGGTGCGTTGTTCACGGTGACCGATGGAGCTGGAGGCGGCGTCTGTTCTTCTGCGACACCGTATGCCTCGCGTTCGAGTCCGATCAGCGTCTTGAGCGTCTCGGCCAGCTTTTTCATGCTGTCAACGCGTGTTGCGCCTGAGATGACCTTGCGGTACACGTCATTGCGCTTGTCCTGACCTTTCTCGTCATCGGAGCGGAGCATCTCGCCCAACTGTTCGAAGAGATCGACGTTGTCTGTCTCGACTTCCAGTTCACCCAGCAGGTTCATTGCGATGCCACGCGCCCGGGAAATATCCTTGCGGTGCGCGAGTCGGATATTGGCGATGACCTGCGCGTTCGCCTCAACAATGACCGCATCGGTTGCCGCCTTGGTTTCCGTGGCAACCTGGCTGGCAACTTCACGCTTGGCAACCAGCGCTTCGGCCTTGGCCTGTATGCGTTTGCCGAGATCGCGCTCCCATCCTTCGGCCTTGGCCTTCTTCTGGATTGCGGTGTGCGAAATCCCTTGTGCGGCTGCAATCTCCCGCACCGACAGTAAGCCGGCCCGATAGTCGGCTTCAATGCGCTCCCAGTCCGGCGTGGCCTTCTTTGTTTGCGCCATAGTGTTTCCTCAATATCTCGGCGGCACAACCAAGCAAGCCGCCACTAGCAGGTAGTAGGCGAGGAGGGGTGTCATGCTGCCGCCTCAAACATCTCAGGCACCACCGTATTGCGCGCTACCTCGCCATATTGAACGTGGTAGGTAATGGCCTGTGCGGAGCGCTCCGAGACGTAGCCGTGACGGGCAGAGTGAGCGTCATTTGCCGCCAGCGTTCTATGCTGCACGACTGTAACGCCCGTATGCTCTTTCTCGTCTTTGTGGTGTTGGTGACCTGTGTGGATCACGCGCTTGGTCGTCGCGCCCCACATTGCCGGAAATTTCGCGGCAAAGAGAAGGGGCATGTTTTCTTTCCTGGTCAGGTGTCCATGATGGAAGCCCAGCATGTTTGTGCCATGCTGCCACGCGTAGTAGGGCGACTCGGAGTCGATCACAGTCACCCGCGGCTCGTTCTCGTATAGCGCGCGGAACATAGCTCGAAGCCACACACTGGAACTGAGGTCGTGATTGCCTTCCGCCATCAGTACGACAACCTTATCGTGCCGCTCCAGAGCGAAATCAATGATCCGGCGCAGGACACGAATGGCCACGCCGACGATCTTCGAGTACCGGCCGTCCTGGTCCAAAATGTTCTGGTGCAAGGGCGTCACTGGCAACATGCCGCCGGAACCGTCCGAATGAAGGAAGTCGCCGAGCTGTGCGACGAATGCTGTACTTGCCTTCGGAGCGGCCTCGATCATGTGTGCGAACGCGGATACCAGAGTGCGCTCGGCAATCTTCAAATCCCAGTCCGCGCCGGTTTCCTTACCCCATGCCAGCATTCCCAGGTGGTAATCGGTGAATGTGTACAGATTGCACAGCGCGTCACTCGTGCCCTTGGGCATCGGCGCCGGCCTCATCCGCGGCAGCGTCTCAGCCATCGCGGCACATGCCTCTCGGAAGATTTCTTCCTGGCGCGATTTGTCAGCTTTCGCCTTTACCCATTGTCCGGTCGGCTGGCCATCGGCATTGAAGTACGTCGAGACGCCGTCAGCGGTAAAGCCATCGGGCACCGAGTGGACGAAATGATGCTCCGGGCTATACCCCATCTTCGCCGCACGCTTCTCCAGATTACCCAGAGCGCGAATCAGAACGCTGTGATGCAGCCCGAGAGCCTTGGCTGCGAGCGTGGGCTTGCCGTGCTTCTCGACGGCTTCGAGAAAGGAAATTTCCCGGGCATCGGCAAATTCTCGCAAACGCGGGTCAAATTGTCGTGCCACGGTTTCCCCTTAAGACGTCAATTTTGGTTTGAACTCAATGCACCAGTCGTCCGGATTGACTTCCGGCCACTCAGCGCTTGATACGCCGGTGGCCGGGTCATAGACGAACACTGGCGGGTAGCGCCGGCAGCGCATGCCTTCGGTCCGGCTGCAATGGAC